CTGTGAAATTAATGAAAATAATATGCATATTATTTTCATTAATTTCACAGTACCAATGAAACTCTAGAATCCATACTTTATCGCACATCGCCTGACCCAGTAAGAACATCACGAGTTTTACGTGACTCTAACTTTGAATGATTGATAGCAAGTAGATCCTCAAAGCTATATCCCAGTGCATCAGCCATCCGAGCAATGTACCAACACACGTCGCCAAGTTCGTAAATAATACCGCCAATATCAAGCTTACCATCACGAAGATGCTTTTTAATCTTGTCCGCGACTTCTCCGGCTTCACCATTAAGGCCAAGACCAAGGTATGAAAGTTCTGCATCATTGCCAGTACCTGCACCGGGATAAATCGCCACGGATAAACTCCAAGTTTGAAAATCATTTGCTGTCATTTAAATAATCCTTTGCTTTAATTAGTAATTCTTGACTGTCTTTAAACAAACCTAATCCTGTATTACAACAATGACACAACAATCCACGAACGTGTCCAGTTGTGTGATTGTGGTCTACATGCCAATCACCTCTACCACCAGCAACTGTAGTATTACAAATGGCACAAGAGTTATTTTGTTTAATAAGAAGATTTTCATATTCTTCTTTTGAAATTCCATATGAAACTTTACGTGCTTTATGCCGTAACTTTTCTTTATTTTCTACGTGATTTTTATAATACCAAATTTTATTTTGTTCTCGTTCGCAAACTTTACAAGTAGAAAGATGTGAGTATTTTCCAGTTCGATTTTTTCGATATCTAAATTCATCGTCTTCTTTTAGAGTAGAACATTTAATGCAAATTTTACTCAAGAGAGTGTCCATTGTTGATATGAGTTTGCGTTCATTGTTTGTCTTCCAATTGTTTTAGTTCTTCGTATGTAATTAAAGCATCAAGATATACTTTAGCTTTTTGTAAATCTCGTAAGCCATCTTTCTCGCGCCACCTGAAAATGTATTTCATGATATTGCCTTCAGCAAATGGAACCTGTCGATCAATCAACAGGTCCATAAGTCTGGTGTCTTTATAGTGACTCGGACTTTGCATTAAATACTCCATGTTTAATACACTGTTCTTCAATAATTTTAATCAGGTCTGGATTTTTATATTCATAAATATCAGGAATGTTAAAATTAAAAATTTGTTTTCCGTTTAATTCATCTTTGTATTTGTTAGTAATGTGTATAAATTTATCTTCATCAGAACAAATAATAATATCTGCCCAAGTAATTAACACATCATCAACTTGAACTAACGCATAATCATGAATACCAGCAGCACGACAGTTATAATCAGAAACATTTTGAATATACCATGCAATAGTAGGCGACCGTAAAAGCCCAGCAGAGCAGACAGTGAGAACACGTTTATACTTTCCTTGATATGGATTCTTACAGTTCCATAAAGCATTATTCCGTTTTTGCATTTTGCAAACTTTCAATTTTATTTGCAGCTTCTTCTAAAAGGTCTGCAATTTTATCTGGTTTATTTTCTTGCACAGATTTTCGTGTTTGTATTTGTCTACGAATAGTAGCACGAATTCGCAATCGTTCAATTAAACTTTGCATAATGCTCTTTCAAATATTTTAAACTAACAAAGTGTTCATCAAAAGAACCATTCTGTACATCATAAGCCATGAGAATTCCACGGAAATGATTGTTACCTTGTGGCCCTAGATAATCTTCATCATGTTCATAACATGAACCAGCAATGATGCAAGTGATAGTAGAACCATCTGGTCTCTTACCGTAGGCGACTTGTTTTCCTTGTTGGTGTCCAGCAATGCAAGACATATGTAACTTGCTAACCATAGCAGATGCAGTTGTAGCTGCTCTACCCATAACTCCTGTTGGAAAATAATGACTATAAGCGATACCGTCGATAAAGACAGGCTTAAGGAAATCGTGTACTTCCCAATCGTCGTACGGGAGATCTTTGTAACTAATGAGTCCTTCCAATTTCGGATCATCATTGATAGCCCTAGCAATACGGTTCTCATGATTGCCTAGCAGCATTACCTTTCGTGGGTTATACTGTTTCTTTTTGTTGATTTTAGCTGAAGCATTGTAAGAATACAATGGATCAAGAAGACATTGCATAGCTTTGTTAGCTGCGTCAATGTCTTTTGTATATCGACGACCTTCAAAAGATTTCTTTCCTATATCGTAACTAGAAAGACTTGGCATGTCTGCAAAGTCCCCTAGATGAATCACTACATCGGGCTTTACATCGACAATGTACTGACCAATGCGATGGAGAAAATCAAAATCTTGTCCATCTTTGCATTGTGTATCAGGAATTATGAGATGTGTGATTATAATAGTTACTCCTAATTTTTTCAAAATCAATTGGTGTATATCCAATTTGTTCAACAGATACATTAATATATCTAGGATCATCTAGTGTATTAGCATGTAAATGTCCGTGGATATTAGCAGACCACCTTTCCATAGATGCTGGATGAATTGGAATATGTGTAAGAACAAATTTATCTAGTGTGTGACTAGCACGAACATCTTTAAAATGTTGTTGATACTGAGACAATTTAAAGTTATCATGATTACCACGAATTAAAATTTTAGTTCCATTTAATCTACTAAGAATCCCACCAAGTACAGTGAAATTTCTGAATCCAACATCACCTAAATGATATACTTTATCTTCTGGTTTTACAGTTGAATTCCATTGATCAATTAAATATTCATCGTGGTAATGAATGTCTGGAAAATCACGTAGGGGACTTCCATCACTTCGTTTAAAAGTTAAAACATTTGCGTGACCAAAATGTGTGTCACTAATTAAAAATGTTTTCATTGTATCATTTCTGGGGAATTGTGAAAATTGCAAGCATCATCTGCTGACAATAGACGAAATGGGAACATGTCATGGTCTATTAGATACATCAAAGACAACCTCTGTAAATAATGGAGGTCATCCTTTGATGCTTTAACATACACTTCATATGTACCATCGTCAGTTTCTAGTGAGTGTTTGATATCCATGATTGGATAGTCTCCACATCTTTAATACCACACCACTTAAATCCATACTTGTCTGCCCACTTCGCGTGGGTGTACTTAGTACCACCACATAGCTTATTAGGATTGTCAAAGACAAACCGCAGGTCAAGATCAGGATATTGTTGTTTCAAGAGAACGTATTTGTTTCGTTCTTGGTGGTCAGATAGATAGCCTTTCGTCTCGCAAAGAATACCATTAGTAAAGGTCCAGTCTACTGTATATTTATGTTTAGATTCTGGGACAGTGTATGGAATTACTGTGATTTCATAATCATATTCCGCTTGATTGGCAATAAGGATGTCTTCAAATTTTAGTTCTAGTTTAGATCGTCGTTTACGTTCAGACATTGACTAGTCCTTTTGCAAAAGCACAAGCTTCTTCAAAAACAGACGAATAAAACAATGTTCGTTGTTTTCCGGCAACTGTGCATTGAACACACCATTTTTGTTTTGGTTTGTGCCAAGAAACGTATTGCACTTTTGTATTAGAATGTCTTCGTGCTTGCTGTTCACGACGTTTGTTTAGATTAGAAGTTGTATATGAAACCCAACGAACATTTCCACTTTCGTAATGACCTTCATTATTAATACGATCTAAACAATAGCCGACAGGTTTTTTACCAATCTCAGTAATAAAATCATAAAAAGAATTAAATTTAAATTTAATTACACGTTGACCATAATGTTTATATTGTCTGTGCTGTTCATTCAAACAGCGACCTCGTGCATCATGGTAGGCTTGATACTCAGATTTAAATTCTACTGTAATTGGAATCATATGTTAACTAAATCCAGACTAGATGATTTGCTTGAGTAATATCCTTGAAAATCCCACTGACAAGGCCACCAAACGTCACTATCTTCATCATAATACGCGCCGTTTATGTAGTCTTGGTAAAAGATTTCGTAGATTCGAACATCTGATCTAGCACGGGTGCGAACTCGTCTGGTATAATCAATCCTGAATTTCTCTGGTGATGTACCCATGTTACTCCTTGTTCTCGACATAACCACATACAGACAAGGTTAATGGCGAGTTGATGTTTATCTTCATACATGTCATAGACAGTATTGAACATTTCTTGTTCTGTGTAACAGCCTTCTAAATACTTTGCCGCTTTTTTCGGACCAATCCCCTTTAAACCAAACAAATTATCTGTATTGTCTCCAATTAAAACTTGTTGATAGAATGTACTGTCTCCGTGTAAATCTGAAACAGTGTCAAATTCTTGTTTAACAAAGTTATAATGCATTCCGGGAACTTGTTTTAGATCCTTGTCAATAGAGCAAATGATTGTGTCGTTTGTTTGACTCCATGCAAGAGCATCGTCAGCTTCATAACCGTGAAAATCTTCACCATTCCATTGATCGAAAAGATATTGTTTACATACTTTTCGATGGGTTGGGTCTACAGTCTCACGACGATTAGCCTTGTACTCTGGATACACATCGTACCGAAAGTTCTTGGAAGGAGAAAGGAAGCAGCGATATTGATCTGCTTCTACGGAATGAATAATCTGTTGCATCAATTGTTCTACACGAAGTAATGCGATTTCCTCGTCGGAGGAGTCGATGATGACTCCCCCTTCTCGCACATCACAACTTGCAGCACAACGGTAAGCAACTATGTCTCCGTCGATTAATGCAATCATACTTTCATCTTAGTGGAATATACTCCTGAGCCAGTTGCTTTGATTGCTTGTACTGAGTGTAGAAAAGTGCAGGCACTTGAACCACAATGAGGACACTCAACAAAGTGAATGTCCTTTGTGAATTTTTCAAATTCTTTTCCACAATCTCGACAAACAAAATCTCTAAGCATTAAGCTCATAGTGGCACGTCTTCCTCTTCGTCAAAGGTTGGAATATCTGCTAGCTTTACTGGCTCAGTATCCAGACCAAAGACGAAAGCTTCGTAGAACTTTGCAACACTAACAACTTCTTCTTTAGATGGATTCTTTTTGTCAGTTTTTAGAGTATCAATAGCAGCACTAATAGAAGACTGCCTAACAATATAAATCTGCTTTTTAGCACGTTCTTCTGGGGTCTCGTAGGTGGACTTGGGTGAAGCGAATCCAGACGAACCTGACGCTTTTGTAGTAGCTTCTGGGCTACCGCCGGAAGCAGTGTTAACACCTGTTGCAGTGGAAGCTGCTGTCCAATCCCAAAAACCCTTGTCATTCTTTTGCATCTCAATGGTGTAAACCTCACCTTTCTTTGCATCGACTAGTGTCTTATAGACAACTGGATTACTGAAAGACATTAGCTTCTTAGACGATGTTTGTCCTTTAGCTAAATCCTTGAAAGTAATTTCAGCCATCTTATATTTACCTTTGTCTTCTACAGACACATCAATGAATTGAATTTGAATTTGCATATTATCTTTCTT